TGACGTTCAAGCCGCATATCAACGATACGCCGCTGATGCTCAGCAATCTCGGCTTCTAGCTGACGACGCCTGCCCTGACCAATGCGCTCAGGCTGCAACTCAAGACCAGTAGCCTGATTAACCTGACCAGTGATGATACCAGTTTGTAGCTGACCCTGGACCGTTCGAATTCGCTGTTCAGATTCTGCCAACTGCCGATTCAGGCGAGTCAGCATTTCTGGATCTGTCTCACCCCCCGTGCCTCGCCGCACAATATCGGCCGCCAGACCGGCGGCGCGCAGCATGGCCGCGATACCGGCGCTCGCACCGACCTTCTCGTCAATATGCGCGATCAACTGAGTCCATGAAGTCTTTGCGACCTCGAAGGACTGCCGCACACTGAGCGGTATGCCCTTCAACTGCTCAGCGATTCGCTCACCAGCACGCAACAGAGCAGGGAAAACGTTGCGGGCGACAAGTCGTCCTTCCTCGCCCATCTTCCGGAGTTCACCCACGGACACGCCCAATTCACGGGCGAGCTCCTGCGCTAGGAGGGGGGTGTTCTCGAGAACAGACCGGAGTTCTTCACCGCCCAGCCTGCCAGACGCAAGGCCCTGGCCGAGCTGAGTGATAGCATTGATCGCTTCCTGCGGTCGGTTACCAGACACACGGGCGAAATTCGCCAGCGTCTCAACAAGCTGATTGACCTGCTGATTCGTAGCGCCGATAGAATTCAGCGCAACGCGAAAGCGAACAAACTGATCCGTAAGATCAGAGATCGGTGCGCCTGTGCGACGCGATATTTCCGCCAGACTATTGAACGTCTGCCTTGCCGCTTCCCGGGAACCCCCCAGGAGGAATTGCATTCGTGTGAGCGACTGGTTGATATCGTCCATCTGCAGGACGAGATCACGACCCAGGCGAAAGGCTTGCAGAACAGCGAAAGCAGCGACGGCCTGACGGATATTCCGCACCAGACCTGTGAGACTAGTGCTCGTATCGTTGAGACTCTTCTCTACATTGGCAGAGGTATTCTTGGCCGAGCGCTCCAATTCCTCGAAGCGCGTGTTCACTCGCTTGAGGCTGGCCTCAAGTCCGTCTAGCTTCGCCCCAAAGGCGATAACAAGTTCGGCGGAAGCCATCAGCGATACTTCCTCTCCAGACGCTTGATCTCCTGTTGAATGCCCTTATCATAGGCTTCGCGGAGTTGCTTGCCGACCTCTCCATGCGCGCTGTTAGCGATCTGTCCGGCCGCGCGAGAGAAGAACGAATTCGTGGGCATGATGCCCGTGGAACGTCCAGTCGTCTTCTGGCGTCGAGCCCGAGTACCTGCCACGACCAAATGGAAGTGGCGAGCCTTGGGGGCCACGACCGTATGAACCGATGCCTTCCTTCGCCTCGCACTCCCCTTGGCTGCACGAGCGGCTTGACGCATAAGCCCTACCTTAGCCCCGTTGCGCCCCGCTCCATAGGCAATCGCACGAGAGATCGCACCCGGGAACTTCCGGAGATTACGCACGCGAGAAGCTCGAATGGAACGCCAGAGTCGGGCACTCTCTGGCGCTCTACGATTCCTCCTCCTATTCCGGGGGGCACTACGGGCCGCCAACAGCGCGACAGCCCGCGCCTGACGGATAACCCACTCGTCCATGATCTTCTTCACGACCTTCGCCGGAAGATTATTGAGGGCAGCCATGAGCTCCCTCTTACCGAGGATCACAGTGGGTCCGTAGTTGATCAAGATACCTTACCCCCCAGGCCAGCGATGACACGCTTCATAAGATCATGTACCCGGTCATCCTCGTTGCGGATGTAGGACTTCCGGATCATTTTCTCTACCACCATAAAGTCATCTATAGATCGTACCTCAGAACCCTTCGCCCTATTCATATTGACAAGCGTAGCCGAGGTCATGGCCCCGGCTAGATCTACACGCTCTGAGAGAAATGGCTCGACTAGACTGAACTTCTCCCAGTCATAGAACTCACTTAGCGTCAGCCGAGCTTCTAATTCAGCGACGGTACAACCCCCGACTGCGAGGGCGAGCCGATGGAGGAACCGTCGCTCTGGGGCAAAGGGTCAGGGGTGGTTTTCGTCAAGTCCGCGACCAAAGCAGAAAGTGGATCTAAGAACCGCAACGGGAGATTCAACACATAGTCCTTGCCGACCTCTTCGCCGTTCTCATCCACCATCATAGAAGACAGCATGGTGATGACGTACTCGTCCTGCTTCTCAGCAGGAATATTACGCGCGGCAAGAAAGTCGCGCAGGCGAGGCTCCCGAATGCGGAAGGTGAACCCTTCGATCCGAAGCTCCTGGATCTTCAGCATCGTAGGATTTCCTTACGGCAGAATCGGGAGATAAACGGCGGAGCCCTGAACCTGGAACGTGCCCGTATAGGTGACGGCCTGCTCCACGCCCTGAGGTCCACCAGTGAACGAAGAGACCGCGCCATAGATCAGGCCAGTCTGCCCAGCGCGCGTGATCCACTTCAGAGAGCGAGCCAGTTTGTCGGCGTTCGACTTGATCAGAAGGTTCACCCCCGCATCGGACAGATCAAGCGGGCCGCCAAAGCTGACAGAGCCGGTGTTCGCCAGACCCGGAACATTGTTGCGCTCCAGATCACGCATGGTGGTGACGTCGACCTCATTCGGCGCCGGATTGTCCAGGCCGAACTCGGAGAACATGACCTCCTGATAGGCAGCCTTCTGGACCGTACCAGAAGTCGGAGCAGCACCAGTCTCACCCGACGTATCCGTATCGATGGTGAGCGTGCCGCTGCCAGTCACAGTGACGCGATGACCAGCCGCCCGGTTCAGGGTATCGTACGTCGTACCAGCGATACGAACGATATCTCCCTTCGCATAAGTACCGGTCGCCGTAATGACAGTCGCGGTTCCCTTGGTCACTGCCGTAATCGGAGCCGTGGCCGCCGCAGGCAGCGTCTCCAGATAAAACTTCGAGCCAATAGTGCTCTCGCGTGCCATCCTCACCCTCCTCTGGACTGGTAAGCATAATTGAGGTTAACCGACAGTCGATAAGCATTACCGACTGTCTCCAAATCAGGGGGGCGCGGGCCGTCCGCTGACTGGATCCAAATCGCCTTATCAGGCGATATCCACAGGCGCCATGCCTTGATTACATCCTCTGCGGCCGTGGCGACGGTATCGTCACCCTCACCGGAGTAGGACATCAAGGCTACCATCGCGACACCGACCTCTTCGAACCAAGGATCACTCCCCATCGTGACCGGGCCGGAGCTCGTCACATCGAAGATGAAGGTCGCCCAGATAGGCACATCGGGGATATCAGGCGGCGAATCGTTGATCGTCTCCACAAGAGGGATGTCCGGCACCAGAACCGGCCACGCCGCTTTCATGGCGTCCCTTACAGTCCCGCTGCTCATCCTTGCACCCTCATGACGTAGACAATATCCTCCCCCTTGGCGTTCTCGGTATGCACCGTATCTATCGTGCGCATGTCCCCGCGCACGCGGATACGATCAAACTTCAGCGGCGGCTGCCCCACGTCGTCGACCGCTGCGTAGATAATGAAGCTCGTATCATCTACGTCATTGATGAGCGTATCGGAAATGGGCCGCTGAACAGCAGCGGTACAGAACGAAGACTGGCCGACCCGCGGATAGATCTCCACCGGCTCGCCATACTTGCGAATCGTAGCCGCGACCTGTGTTTTCATGTTGCCACCAGCTTGACACGGGAACGATAATTGTCAAGCACGCCTGCCCACGGAGCCAGCGCCGCCTGAGAAATCCCCCCTGCGGTGGCAGACTGAGTCGCCTGACTGGTCGGTGAGACGGCATACTCAACCTTCAGCGTTCCGACCCAGACAGCCTTCTCCTGGGGAGCCACGGTCGTCGAGTTGCCGAAGCTGGACTCCCCAAGCTGCGCCATCTGCAGACGGATCAACTCCATGTAGACAATCAGAAGATCTTCCGGAATAGGATCGTAGCCTGCCGTGTAATTCACGATGACCTGCGGGCTGCCGTGAAGGCGAACCTTGCCGGTCTTCGCATTGAGAACCTCGAGAGACTGAGCACCGAGACCATTATCCATGGTCGG